AGCCTGATCTTTAATAAACTTGGCAATCTGCTTGTTACGAGCAATCGCTTCCTGCTCTGCCTTTTTACGAGCCGCCTCACGCTTTTTATAGCCACCATCTCCAGCAGTAGGAAACATCAGAGGACCAGTATTTACTGCAATCTGCGGCTTGTTCTTTTTCATTGCATTGCCAATAGCACCAATGGCTAGAGCTGCAACACTTATAGCTGTGAACCATGGTGCCCATGCAAGACCGATGGTCACACCTGCTGCTGCAAGAATAGGTGCAGCAATCTTGACTTCTTGCACTAAATACCCGAAACCTGAAATAGCATCACTAAGTTTCATTGATAGATTCTCAATGTTCTTAGCTGCGCCCCCTGCACCATTCGGACCAGCTAAGCCACCAAGGGCTTCAAATAATGCTCCGCCAATGCGCTCTTTAGCCTGATTGCTTGTTTCTGCCAAAATTGCTAATTGCCCACTAAGGCTTTTAGCTGCTTCATCGGCTGCACCTAATGTCTGCTTACCGATGATAGCCATGATTTCTTCAAAGGTTTTAGCAGACAATTCTGCTCTAGTTAAACCTAAATTGTATTGACTTAGACTCTTTGTATTTCCAACATAAGCCTTAGCGAGGGACTGTGCAACATCGCCCACATTGGCTGAACGAGAAGCCGCAAGATCCAGAGCAGCGTTCATGATTTCTGTGGACTTGGTTACTGAGCCTGTAGCAGATAGAAGTGCTTGCATTGCTGGAACAGCCTGATCGCCTGTTACTCCATACAATTTACCAATCTGATCCACATAGGCAGTAACCTGCGGTGCATCAAAAGCAAGACCAAGATTTTTAACTGTGTTAGTTAGATTGACAGTCTCGCGCTGTGCATCTGCAAAATCCTTGATTGTGGACTTAATTGCATAACCTAATGCAGCTCCACCAAAAGCAAGACCAAAAGATTGACCTAGAGAAGAAACTGTTTTGTTGAGTTTAGTAGCTGCGGTATCTGCTTGCTTAAATGCATTCTTGCCTAAAAACTCAGCAATAATCTTAATGTCGATGTTGGACTGAGCCATTATGCAACCTTCCTAACACCGCGAGTGATTGCTCCGCCTGTCTTAGATTGAAATAGAGCATTGGTTTTAAGGATTGCCTTAATCATGGAATCCTGTGTCTTGCCTTCATCTTCTGCCCAAGCACGATAAATGAGACGACCTTTATCCTCGCCCTTGCCTTTCATCTGACCACCCATGGCAGCGATGAAGTCACGCCCTGCATACTTGTTAATAGAATGCGAATACTTTTTACCTGCTGGACCTTTAGGTCCTACCCATGGCTGACCGAATGGATTCTTACGCCCTGCAGTTTCATAGATAGCACCTGCAGCTGTGGTATTAAGAATGCGAACACTTGAAGAAAACCCACGATTGTTTTTCTTAGACTTGGCTGTGCTAAATCGAATGCCAGACTTGACAAGTGCTCCATTGTAAATAGGAAACTTGCCACCTGCACGACCCCAGTTGCTCAATGGCGGAACAGCAGGGGCATAACCTCTAGCCTTAGTAACTACAGGTTTTGCCAATGCCGCTAACTCTTTTTTTAAAGCCTTGTCTAGATCTGGAGCGTAATCCTTCAGAGCCTTGCGAAGCTCATTAACCCCTGCGAACTCTACTGGCATCGCTGGTCTCCTTCGATTCGTCTCTTAACCCTTGCACTAATGCATCGAGCATGGTTTTATCTAGATCTAACAACTGCTGTGGCGCAATCCCCAATCTAATGCTTAGCCTAGCAATTAGATAGGTGAATGGAAGATCGCGCTTTAAGCTAAAGGGTCGGAGTCAAGCACCTCGACACTTTTAAGTGTCTCAATGAACTCCATCCCGAAAGGCTTAACAGTTTCACCTGACCTGCGGACAATTTCATGAGCAAGAAGATAAACATGTGACTGTTGCTCCAAATCTCTGAACGCCTTATGAAAACCCATTTTAGTCTGTTGTTCGAAGAAATACTCCACAGCGGGTGTGATTTCACCTTCAACAATACTTCCATCTGTACGAACGATCTTTAGTTTTGCCATGATGTTGCCCCTTTGTTAGTTGATTATGCTGATGCTACAGCAATAGTTCCATTTACATTCCAAGTAACTGACTGTGTTGAAAGATCTCCAACTGCGCCGTTAATTGGTGTGATGTTGTTGATCAAGCATGACATTGTGTAAGAAGGATTTGTTGGTCCTACTGCCGCTGTTGTCTGCTTAATTACTACAGTTACAGATGTTCCCCATGTTGAGTTTAACTTCTGTAGTGTCTTGTTTGTGTCTGGGTCATTGAAGAACTCGATGCTCACGCTGGAGCGTTCCAATCCCTTGACTGCACGCGCCCCAGAATCGCCCATGGCTGTGACATCCAGTTCATCGAATGAACGATTGATAGTGACTGAGCTTACTAGCGATGAGAGATCAACCGAATCCACAGTTACACTCACGCCATTTGATAGATAAACTGCCATTTGGTTATTCCTCTTCTTTCTTAGTTACTGGCTTAGCAGCCAATGGCTTTACCTGACCGATTTTGATCAGGAATGCTTCGTTCTCTTTTTCCCATTGTTCCAATTCGGTCATGGTTTAGCTCCAACTCGTTAGGATACTGACTGACATCTCACAGCTGAGCAGTTCACCTGAAGCAGCGTTGAGAATACTTGGTGCGCTGATTGCGCTTACATTATAGACGAAAGATGATGCTGCTAACTTAGCGAACACGCCTACCACAGTATCTTCAATGCCGTTAAGGTTTCCTTCATTGTCAAAAAGTGGCACAGTCATAATTATCTTAAAGTTAGCTAAAGGACTAACAGAAATCTGGCTATTGTTATTGGGTGTCAAGTAAGGATCATCTGGAGAAACAATTACAGAGTTAGCCAAAACTGTGGCAGGTGGAAATGCAAAAGTCTGCCACTTGGCATTGTCAATTAATGCAGTTGCTAGTGTCGTTCTTAAAGTCGTTATGGCTACAGGTGGCATGGGTCACCCGATCATGCTGGTAGGCGCGAGTGCGTGCGCAATCAATCCTCTTACCTTAGCGAGTAGCTGTGCGCTCATTCGATAAGGTGAGGGCTGGAAATCGACTGCGTTACTGCCTGAAAGGGTGGCTGTACGCGCTTGCCAGATTTCAACAGCGATCATCAAAGCTGCATTTTGAACTGCTGTGTCTAAAGTGTAATCGACATAAGTGTCGCCTGAGACTGTGCCAAAAGGTTGGACTGGATGCTCTACTGCTGGAACATTGTTATTGCCTGTGATGTTGTAGGTGATGTTATAGTCGCCCACTCCAGTAAGAGTCTTATTGCCATTGTGCTTAGATCCGTTGCCTGTGATGTTCACAGTCTGACCTACATAAAAAACTTTTTCTACTTTGTCCTGAAAGTAAAGAGTTCCAGTTGTTGCTGTGTTGCTATGAGCAATGTTGAAATAAGAGTTAGTCCAGAGCATAGGCAGTAGAACCGCATCGGATGCATCACAGACTTCTTGCAGGGTGGCATCAGGGTACAGCGTACCGACTCCGAGAGTGCTACGGAGTTCTGCGACTGTTGTTAATGCCATTGCTTTTCCTTTCGTAAGACTCTAGGGGATCAGAGGGCTACTGACCCCCTAGAGCGACTTAGTAACCTATTAAGTTAGGTTGAACTTACGAACGCCCTTACCTGACTTAGCAAGATAGATTGCTAGGTATCCGTAAAGGTTGATTTCGATTTCGCCTGATGTCAAGACATTAACGCGAAGCTGTGTTTGTGGTGATTCCCAGACATAGACTGAAGATGGCGCAACTAGGAACATTGAGTTATCGACTACGCCAGATGTTGTGATGTTGTGATCCACAATGAGGTCTGTGCCAAGAATGTTTCCGCGAACAGATGAAGCTACTGCTGAACCTGAAGCGTTCTGTGTTGCACCCTGTGCTGAGTACAGCGCACGACCAGTAGTATCAGCGAATCCTGCGATTGCTGCCCAAGCGTCTGTCGATGCAACTAGCTTGTTAGCGAAGTCTCCACCTGTACCCTTGTAAGCTGCTGCGCCTTCTACAGAAATGAATGACTGTAGTCCTGCTGCTGTTGCTGCTGTAGTTGCTGCAGTTGTTCCTGCTGAAACATAAGCTGCTAGAAGTGCTGCATCTGTTGCCTTCTCGTAAGATTTACGAAGTTCAGCCATCAAAAGTTCCATGAATGCAGGCTGGCTGCGGTCGATGAGCTCAAAACTGACTCGGTTTAGCGCACTGAACTTGTTGATGTCGATAGTGTCATAACTTGAAGTCATGCCTGTCTCAGATGGTGCTGCACCTTCGTTAGTGTCTGCAGTTGTTGGTGCAACATCTGGAGTGCTCGCATTTGTATAAAGGCGAGGGACTGTGAACGACATTCCAGATGGCAAGAGAGCGGATCTCGTTGCAGCTTCAAATGCTGGACGACCAGTAAATGTATCTGTGATGAATGTGTCTAGGTGTGGTGCAAGTGTCAAGCCTGTGTTTGTTGATGTTGAGTCATCTGCTGCGCGAACTACGCGGCGTGCTTCGTCATCACCAAGTGCTGCCTTGATGTTTGCTTCTAGGTATTGTGCTGATGTGATTGGTGCTACGCGCTCGCGCACGAATGTTGTTGCTGTCACTACAGTTGGACGAGCAGCTTCAACCGCTGCTGCTTCTACTGCTGTTGCTGCAACTGTCTCTGGAGTATTTTCCACAGCTGTCTCGCTTTCTGTTTCTGTTTCTGTTTCGGTCTCCACGATTGTCGTGTTGATCGTTGTTGTCTTAGTGCTCGTACTTGTTGCAGCTTCGATGTCCTCTGCTGCTACATCGATAACCTGAGCAGACTTAAATGCTGGCTCTGTTACCAATGAAACTTCTAGCAATTTAGCAGCGGATACGAACATCACATTGCCTTTCTGCTTTGACTTAATTACTTCTACGCCTACTGAAAGACCTGATTGCAATCCTTCTTCTGCAAGTATCAAAGCCTCTGAACCGCGATTAGATCGTGATACTTTGAATGATGCATAGATGCCATCTTCTTGCTCTGTGAATTGTGTTGCCTTGCCTAGTGGCTGGCGTGAGTCATGCTGATTAAGTAACTTGACAGTCTTAGGATCTTCTGGAAGTGCGATCGAATTGCGTTCGAACACGACTCGTCCTGCACTTGTATTTCCGACTTCGCCTGTACCTGCTGGCACGATCTTGCCTGAGATTAAGCGTTCTTCAACATTGGCAATAAGCCCTGCTGTGAAGGTGATTACTTGGTTTTCCATTATTGGATTCCTTCGCTGCCGTTAGGCGTTAGATTTTCCATCTCCATTGCTTGTTCAACTGTGATCAAGCCAAGAGATAACATCTTTTCAATTACTAGCAAGCGTTCCATTGGTTCAGTTGCTAGGAATGATGAATCGACATCAAAACGCACAGCATTTCCGCGAGCGGTGATGTCATCCATGCTCAACCTGTCCTGAATGGCATTTACATAAGGTGCAAGGCTTAGAGAGAAGAATTGCTTGCGCTCGTCTAGCACATTCGCATAAGTCATCGATGTATTGGCTTCCGCGCTGAGAAGGTAGGCAGGAATCGAACATAGACGAGCAATCTCAGTTGCCAAGAACTGCTGTGCTTCATCATACATCATGTCTTTAGGTGAGAATGATGTTGGTTGGTATTCCAGAGTGCTTGTCAAGTATGCAGTTGAACGATTTTGTCTGGCGTTCTTCCATGCTGCAAGAAGTCCAGCAATTTCTTTAGGATCTAGATCTGCGCCATTGTTGCGAAGGACTCCAGATGGCATTGGTGTGCTTGCTGACAAGACCGCTGCTTTACGAAGATCGATTGCAGCTCTAATTGTTTCAGATCCGCGTTCTAGAATGCCTTCATCGAATGATTGGAAGGTTACGATTGAACCGAGACCTGACATAGGTACAGCAACAGCATCAATAAAGTATTGAGTGACAGTCATTCCATAAAGGTCTGTCGTAAATGTAACTTTGACATTTGGAATCCATTGGAAGCGAGAAGGTCTGCCATCTTCAGCATAGACTTCTGTAACCTGCCAATAAGCAACGCCATACATCATTAACGAATCAACAGTCCACGCCATTGTTACAGAGCGTGGCTGGTTAATCGCTGGTTGATCAACCCAGACTGGATTGCCTAATTCTTCACCTGTTGAAACGCGATAAAGGTTAAGCGGTAGTCCACCGATAACGCCTGAGAGTAAATTGCGGCAACGAGCTACGGATGGAACTGACATTGCTTCATTGCGATTGACTCGCGGCATGATGTAGTTATAGAGCGAATTAAGATTCTCGCCCATAATAGAAGGGGCGTATTGCGCTAAAAGCGATGAACGCTTATCGTCAGAGATTGCTTCAGTTTTGCGAAATAGACCCATAGACAGAAACTATAGCATTTGTCAAGCAATTAGACAATGTGCTATGGGTGTGTCTAACCATAAATCTGCGGCTTAGGTTGCGGAAGCATTAACTTACTGACGACCATTGCGAGTGAAATTGGTGCGCTAATGTCGCCCGCGGATTTACGCCTAATCAATCTCCACGAAGAATCGTTAGTTTTAGCAGCTGTGTTGGTGAACTGCTCGATCAATTCCTTAGACCCATTGTGGACAACGCGCAGGTTAGTCAATCCTTCTAGCAAGTCACCGCACGCCTTATAGAACTGCTGACCTGACACATCTTCAACTATGACACCTGAGTTAGCCAACCTGTCTGCAATGGTCTGGGTTGCATACTTGTCAAAGCAGACAAGGCGTGGCTTATACAGATCAACCCATGACTTAATGCTTGCAGCCATCTTTAACTCATCGATGGCAACCTGTGAGCTATAGGTCTCCATGATTCCAATGCCGATTCTGCCATCTGGAAGCAACTGACCTGCAACAAGAGACCCATTGCGCCTACTTGGTGAGACATCGAAGCCGAATACTGTGTAAGCACCTACAGTCATCTCTAAAGTGCTGTCAGATGAGTTTTCAAGTACTTCTGTGCTGAACGGACAGGACAAGCTGGAGATCCATTGGCATAAGGTCTCGGTTCTTGCAGCTTCCATCGTTGAAGATGCAATAGTTTCCTCAATAGCTTCTTCGCTGATTAAATGACCCAGAGACGGGTTAGCCATTGCCCATGCTTTACGATCCCAGATGTCGCAGAAGTCAGGTGCGCTGTATTCGTAGAAGCCTAAGCTCTTAGGTGGCTTATTTAAGCAAGCTTCGTGCAGATCATTAAGCACTTTACTAAACGCATCTCCAGCATTGGATGTAAAGAGTCGCTGGCTATTCTTACGCGCTAAGGTAACGCTTTTAGCAGCATCCATTGCAGCTTCAGAGACCTCGCGTAGCTCATCGATCCAGAGAAAGTCGCAGGTGCGCCCACGCGCTCCGTCAGAGGTTGCCGCTGCCACTTCTAACTGTGCTCCAGATGCAAGGATGATTCGCTCATCGCCATTAGTCCTGCGGATGCCCTTCTTGATGTCTCCATCCTTTAGCTGCACTCTGAGAAAGTCGTTACGCTCGATGATGTCTGCCATGATGTTAAAAGACTTCATTGCCATAGCTCTATTAGAGGACATGATTAGGATGTCCTTCTCACCGAACATGAATAGCCCTGCTAACGCACGCATTCTTGCAAGGTGGCTCTTTCCTGACTGCCTAGCAATCAGCAACAGGCTTGTCTTACGGATGAACTGATCTTCTTTGTCCACAGAGCATAAATCGTTCAAGATTATCTTTTGCCATTCGAGAAGTGGCTGACCTATGCGCTCTGCAAGCTCTGCAACCTGATCGCCTTTAGTTTTGCCCTTCAGCCACGGACTGTGAAGGCGTGGTCTTAAATCCCCAACCAGCTTCTTGGGCTTTCTGGTTTTAGTTGTCATCGAATCGGATCGGGTCTGGACTTAAACGGACTGTCTTGGACTGGCTCGGACTGTGTCGGAGAGAGACAGTTCGAAAAGACAGGGGGGCTTCC